GATGTTATTACAATAACAGCAGGTGGTGATGCACAGTTTACATTTAACAATGGTTCTATTGTTCCTTCAACAGATAATGACATAGATTTAGGTACAAGCTCATTAGAATTTAAAGATGCTTATTTTGATGGCACAGTGCACACTGATGCAATAAATTTAAATGGAACAGCTATTACATCAACGGCGGCTGAAATAAATTTATTAGATGGAGTTACTGCAACAACAGCAGAACTTAATATTTTAGATGGTGTAACTTCTACAGCTTCTGAATTAAATTTAGTAGATGGTATTACAGCAGGAACAGTATCTGCTTCAAAAGCAGTTATTGTAGATTCTAATAAAGATTTAACTGGACTTAGAAACTTA